GTTCCAACAATATTTGATGAATTTAAGTTTGAAATTGCAGAGCCATTCGAGGCGACAAGGAGACCTTGGACATTGAGTCCGGTCAGGGTGCCTACGGAGGTGATGTTGGGTTGACTTGGGACTGTGACACTTAGTGCAGTTTTGACCGTTCCAGAAATATTACTTGAATTTAAGTTTGAAATTCCAGATCCATTTCCAAAGAATGCTTGAGAGATGACAGTTGTTGAGTTGAGGGTCGTCAGGTTTAGGGACGAAAAGGTTACATTTCCCGTGATGGCTCCCGCCACGTAAAGATTTCCTGTAAAGGTACCGTCGACGCTGATTAGATTTCCAGCGATGACGTTCCCAGTTGTACTCAGGACGTTTGAGGCGATTGTTACATTCGCCGGAGGAACCACAATAACGGGGCAACATGAGCCCCCATTATCGATGCTTTCACTCATCTCTGATTAGAGTCAATATTTTACTTCTCCAGAAGAGAACCGCCGATTCCGTCGGCAATCGAATAGTCGCGCAGCTGGCCACGAACAAACTCGCTGTCACCGCACAGGCCACCTGGGGTCAGACCGCTGCTGTAATATGAAGCATTCTCAGCGGGACCTGGGGTGCACTCCAGATTGGAGCTAATATCGAAAATGCTCTGGGGACCGGATGCCGCCTTGCCGGTTGCCTCGGTCATCAGAGGGGCGGAGGAATAGTTGGAGGCGGCACGACCCTGGCGAGCCAGCATCACGATAATTGCAATCAAAAATCCAATGATCAGAGCGTTGGTGGTAATCTTGGAAACCTTGTACAGAGACATTTGAAATAGAGTGATATTTTTTTTGGCAGTCCAGGGAACCAAAGGTTCCCGTCGGGCCGAAGGCCCTCCTTCTGACTGGACCTAAATCCTAGCTCCAGAAAGAGCCTGTCCAGAGCGAAGCTTCTTTGGAATGGACAGTCCTTCGGAATGGACAGTCCTTCGGAATGGACAGTCCTTTGGACTGGACCTAAATTGCGTTAAAGGATAGAGGTTCTTTTCTGTAAAGTTGTCAGTATGGACATTAGTATTACCGATGGTGCTCATAATCTGAATCTTGACGCTGACGAAGCTGCTCTGCTTGATGAGATTTCGATTCAGCCTGCTGAGCGGCGCGTCCCTTTAAAGGCGAAGCCTACTCGTCCATCTGTTTTTGCACGCAAGGCTCCTGTTCAAGCTCCTGAGCCTGATGAGGGTCTTGATATTTTTATGAATCCTGGGAAAAGAACAGCCCCTCCCCCCCCTCCTCCCGAGGAGGTGTTTGACGGTGGCGAGGAGCCGGAGGATGACGATCAGGGTCCTCTCGAGTATGAGCCACAGGGTGGTGGTTCAAGTGTGCCAAGCGACGGCTACAAGACGATTGAGGATGAAAAGGCTGACCTGTTGAACAAGATTAGCCGCCTGATTAAGAAGGGTATCAACTCTGGTGCACGTCTGACAATCTACTCTGACATTGAGGAGATTCGCACCGAGTACAAGCGGATGATTTACGCCATCGAGTGTGATCGTTCGATCAAGTTTCAGCGTCGCATGCTGGTTGCGGCTGTGACTGGTCTGGAGTTTTTGAACGACAAGTTTGATCCCTTTGATTTGGAGCTGAATGGGTGGTCCCAGAACACGATGGAGAACATTGACGACTATGACGGTGTCTTTGAGGAGTTGTACAACAAGTACAAGGCGAAGGTGAATGTTGCGCCCGAGGTGAAGCTCATTATGATGGTTGGTGGCTCTGGGTTGATGTTCCACTTGACGAACAGCATGTTCAAGGCGGCTGTGCCAAACATGGGTCAGGTGATGAAGCAGAACCCGGACCTGATGCGTAACATGATGGATGCTGTCCAGCGCACCAATCAGGGGGCGTTTGAGCAGGGGGCGGGCCCAGGCGCTTCTGAACCTCCTGCAGGCGGTTTGCGGCGCGAGATGCGCGGTCCGGGAATGGACTTTGGCTCCTTGATGAACATGATGGGGCCAGGTATGCCTCAGAACACACGTCCAGTCGTGCGTGACGATGATGTATCTGACATTGTGAGCATGGATGCACAGTCAGACACGAGGGAGGTGCGGGTCACGGAGAAGAAGAAGGGGGGCCGAGGCGGCCGCCCCAAGAAGAAGGAGCTGTCGATTTGAGCCAGTTCCCAAGTCCACCCAAAAGAGGGAACCAGCAGAGATTCCTTCGGAATCCAGGACTAATTTCTTAGCTAAAAGTAAAAGTAATGGCGATCGCCTACGCGCCATTTGATGAAGCGGACCCAGGCCCACTCGGGCCGCCACGGGTCGTACAGGTTCCAGCAAGAGCGGTGATACAAAATCCAGGAAATACAGAGTGTAACTATCTCGTTCTATTTTTCATCGCCGGTGTCTTTCTCATGGCGCTTCTTGAGTAACCCTACAAAGATGCTTCGGACTGGGGGGAGTACCTTCAGTAATTTTCCTCTCTTAATTCAGGAAGGATGATTGACGAATACTTTTCGTCAAACCCTCAAGCAAAATGGGCAGCAATTGCCTTCTTGGCAGTCTATACTTGGTTCATGGTTATAGGGCCCTTCATGAAGCTCTTTACGTATGACCCAAATAAGGACCAAGGTTTGGAACAGTCCAGATCTCGTTGGTTTTTCCAGCTGCTCATTGGTCTCGTCCCACTTGTTCTCGTAGGATACAACTGGTACAAGGCGTCCCACCAGCCGCCACCCCCTCCAGTCGAGAAGCCATTTGACTTTGGTGAGTTTGAGTCAAAGTTGGATATTCTCAGGGAGAAGATTGTCAACCCTCAGGTTGTCTACTTGCCATACCCCTCAACCGCCACCCCCGCAGATAAAATAAATCTCAAGTAATATAAGATGAATTTGTTGGATCAGGGGCCATTTGCCATCATCGGTGTTTTCTGTATTCTCGCAGTGTGGTTTTACTACAGCTGGTACCGTGCGATCCTAACATTCCGTGACCCTAACTCTACGGAGAAGGTGAAGTACGGGTTTGTATTCGCAATTTTCGGAGTTTTGTTGCCAATTTTCGTGTTTTACATGATGAATGCTAATGGAAACGCAAATAGCAACAAGACGGGTGGTAACGTCCCACCACTCAATAGCCAAACTCCAACTGCGGCTGGCGAGGCTGCAGGTGGTAACGCGGCAAATGTAAACGGTGCCAAGCCAGCAGTCTAAAGGAACGCACACTTCCCTTCGTCCAGGGGCCTCTTTTTAGTGACGGGCTCGTCCCGTTCGAAATCAAAACCCGCCTTTGTGTAAAACACGGTTCTCTTCCGGTACATCGAGTGGAAGAGAGACCACTGATCTGCAATGTCATAAATCAGGGGTGAATTGGTCTTACCGGCCGTTTCACGCATGATTCGCCCGACAGCTTGCGTCACGTCAGAGTGCGGCGACGCGAGGATACACGTATCCAGGACAGGAATGTCCAGGCCCTCTTGCGCCATGGCAAACGTGGCGATAATCAAAGGTTTCTTTGACGTCTCCTCCAAGTCCTTTTCATTCATTCCTCCCAAATATAATCCACCAATTTTAGTTTCAAATTGAGAAAGAATCCAGAAACAGTGTTCACGTCGGTCACTCAGAAGGAGTACCCGTCTGTTATCTCCCAGGCAATTCTTGATAATATCTATGATCAATTCATTTCTTGAATTTAGTTCTGAAATTTGAGTGACCATTCCAGCCATGTTCACCTTTCCAAACTTTGTTGTCGGTGGAGCTTCCGAGTACAGAGGGTCGTTGTATTTGACCGTCACGACCCGTGTGCTTTTCTGATTGTCACGTTGGGTGGCGTAAAACTCGGGGCCCATGAACCAGTACAGGATGCGGGTCAGGCCATCTTTGCGTTCGGGGGTGGCAGTCAGCCCCAAAGTGTACCGCGGACACAGCTTGAACATGGATTGTGAAAATGCAGCGGCGCCAATGTGATGAGCTTCGTCTACGATGAGAAATCCAAACGATTCGAGAGATGCGAGTTCGCGCATGCACATCGTCTGGATCATCGCAATGACGAAATCCTTCTCGATATCAAAGACGTCTTGTTGGATTCGACCGATTGTTGCACCGGGGCAAAACTGTGCGATGCGTTCCTTCCACTGATTTGCCAGGAACTCTTTGTGGACGATGATGATTGTCCGCACCTTTAGTTGTGCCGCGAATGCGAGTGCCATAGCGGTGTTATGAGTTACTGTAAAATCACCAAGAACAAAACGACGATTTCCGTCAATCTCGAACCCAAAGTATTGTCCAACCTCGAGTTTTTCAAGATGAATACCGACGTTGAGTACATTCTTGATCTGTGTACGTGGGTCAAGTTGTTTACGTACAACTTTACAAGGGACTTCTTCAACGCCTTGGCCAAAAATAGAACACCTGTAGTATGTACCAGTCTTAGGTCCACCGGGTGCATTTGTGCACGTCTTTTGACATTTCTTTTTGTACGCTGCAAACCCCAACGATCTCGCAAGAAATATGGTGTCATCCAAAAGCTTCTGGTTTTTCTGAACAATATCCCATCCACCTTCTACAGCCGATCCATCTGAATCTAGAATACCCGCCAGAACTTGAAGTTGTATGTCACGTGAATTGTATTTGTAAATTGGCGGTATATGTTTGTCGTTCACGAGTTTCAAGTCTTGAAGAGTTTTGTAAAAGTAGTTTGGTCTCGGACCTTTGATCCGATAGTCATATTGAGATATATAGTCGAGTGTCAAGTTGTAATCTTTCAATTTTGAATCGAAATATTTCAGAACTACCGACTCCTGACTTGATATGACCGGACACGCGGATGCACCATCACCAAGCCAATATCCAAACATGTAGGGATCGAATGGAACTTGCTTGTTTTGAAACGTAATTGGAACGCGATATCCTTTGAGATGCCATTTTGCATTGTTACTCAAATTGAGATAATCAGTGACATTGATGTCGATCACCTGACCATTCTTCTTGCTTTTCGAGTCGTTGCATCGAAGAGACAAGATGTGCGACTCGTTGACCACGTATGAATCGCCTTTGACTGGTACAACCTTGTAAAGCTGTTCGTATCCAGTGCATGTCGAACGTACAGTGCGAGGAGTTGAATCGTCTCCCATAAGGAGTTCACCGACCTGAATGTCCTGCACCATCTTTATGGAACCGTCATACATCATTACCGGTGTGTCTTTTCCCAGGCATTTGCCATACCCAGGCGGCAAGGATAATACGCCACCACCCGTCTCTTCAAAGGCTTTGATTCCAGCAGCAAAGGCTCTGTCTTGATGTGTCTCTGTTCGGAGAGTTCCGTTGAAAGTGATGCGAGCAGGAGCAGCAGGAGCACGGGTGTCGGTGGGCGTCCCGAAGCGCTCGCGACCGAAATACCTTGGAACAATAAGTGAATCTTTGTCCACCCGAAAAACCTTGAAAGCGGGCGGGCGAATACCCATAGCATTTTCCACTGGACGAACAGTGAGTTCCTTTTTTATGTCAAGTTCGGGCGGAACACGGAGGCCAAGCTGACACAACATGCTTTATTAAACGATACAGTCTCTAATAGAGTGCAGCACGAGGTGAATGTCACCCTCCCACAACTTTTTCTCGACCAGTGCCCAAATCTTCTGCCCCGCTTTCATATCTTGAATTGGAACTATACCCTCGACACGGCACATCACCTTGTTGTACCGGAATGGTACCTTGACCCGAGTGACACGTTCGTCCCATCTCAGGTCAAGATATTTTCGCCCCCCATGATCGTAAAAAGGTGTGACAATCTCAGCCTCAATTTCCATCCTAAATTCAGGAGGTATTTTTTTATGTAAACCTATCTTAGATATGAGCTATACAGCTCCAAGTGGATCAGTATGGCAGATCACTAACAACTACGATATAAAGGCAGGCTCAAACTATTACCGTGCATACGCTGGTGAATTTAGGGGATCTCCAAACCAAAACCCCCAGAACGATATTCAGCAGTCGTGTTCTTTTGCGTGCGATTCCAAATCTGATTGTGCTGCCTGGTCGTTGGACCGTTCTGGGCGGGAGTGTTACATAACTGGTGGGAATAATACAGGGTTTCAACCCGGCACCGGGAATAAGGCTTATGTACGAACATCTGCTCGACCAGCTGGGAAATATTCGACTATTGCACTGGGTGTCACTCTCAGCACCGTTGGAGGTCACTATTGCACTGGTGATGGATGGTCGGGTGACGGAGAAGGACGGGAGGTTCAGAATAGCGGAGGAAACCGATATTGTGTCGAGATTTTCCCAAGACCTTCTCGATGTCCATCTGATCTTGGAACACCGCTCACTGGAAATATTGTGAACAAGACGAATGGAGGTGGTATAAACTATGCAACAGGAACGAATAACACTGGAGTTATTTGTACATACAACACAATCCCTGAATCAATTGTTTGGAATCAGACGAAAATGGGCCAGTATTTTCAAGGAAACGACACGACTGGTGCCATTCAACAAATTAAGACTGATGTGTGTGCACCAAAAAGCTTCTCATATCTCTTTCAGCCAAATAACAACTGTATTCAATTTTACAACGCACAGAGTCAGGTGGTGGGTGTGAGTGGAAAGACTGAGCGTTCAAACGCTGAGCTTCTTGCGCGTATTGTTGTAGAAAACAGTACTAATTGGCCAGACAACGATGACATGAGAAACACAATACTTAATATTTTGCTTGACAACGGACCATCTTCGTCGAGTGCACTGACTATGTTGACAAACTATTGTCTCCCCACAAACCCATGGCCAGACAATATCAAGATGCGCACCTTTATTAACGAGCTCATAGATCCTCTGAATCCAACGAAATCAAATCCAACCCTTGCAGCTGCTGCTGTTGGGTTTGCATCTGCGTACTGTAGACAGAACCCCACGAGCAACTCCTGTGGGTGCTGGAATGCAGCTCAACTGAAGCAATATGCTGGATGTAGACAGGAAGCAAACAAGGATGTACCTGGGTGTGCAGGTCTTTACGACCTCTCAAAAACGTTCAGTAAGGCACTTGCGTCAAGCCCAAGTCTTGCGAGTATCATCACCCCGATTGAGAACGCCATCAAGCCTGTGTGCTTTGCGGCGGAGTGCAAGGCGTGTGCCTCGAGTTCGGCTGACATCAATTTGCGAACTGGTTCAATTCAGACGTGTACAGACACCATCAACATATGTCTTCAGAATGTGACTGTTCGGGGTGACATGAAGGGAACCCTCAACCAGGCGTGTAACATCAATCTGGACTCAAGTGCTCCAAACACCGGTGGTATCCCCACGTCACTTCAGACAACAACTGATGCTGCTGGTACGGCGACTGTCAATGCATCATCGGGACCTGATGCTGTTGCTGGCGGTGGTGGTTCTGTATCTACAGTGTCACGTACAATTGACGGTAAAAAGGTTGAGATAGATAAACTTATAATCAAGCCGGGAAAGTCTGCATTCGTGGATAAGTATCTTCCTACTCCAGAAAAACAGAAGATGGCGATTGGCGCATGTGTCGTTTTGATTGTTATTATCTTTTTGGCTCTCATTTTTGGAGGAGATGATACCCCCCAGCAGAATCCGATGGAGATGCAGGCGATGATGTTAAAAGCTCAACTAGGGATTTAGCCCATTGGTCCCTTGATCTTGGACGCAGCCGCCGAACCCATTTCGCGGGATACATTTTGACCAGCTGGACTCATCAGGAAGTACAAGGCGGCTCCGAGTGCTACGCAAATTACGCACGCAATGATTGCGCCCAGCGTCTTTGCCATATCAGCACCCACCCCGAAAATACCCTGAATTCCACCCAGAATCGAATCCACGAGACCAGCAAGGCCCTGGGAAGAGCTCGAGGAGGTTTGTGACAGCTGGTTAAACACATTTGCAGTTGCTGTATTTGTCTGCAAATTCTCTGCAATTGTATCCATGAGGTTCTTTGTGATCACATCTGCAACGATATTCTGCCCTACCGTCAGTTTACCGTTACAGTTCAGAATCCGAATGGTTGCATCCTGCTTGTTGAGGGTGGTTGAGACGAGTTCGTTGTAGTTGGAGTCGGAGCACGTGGTGTTCACGATGCTCTGGATGTCGGAGTTTAGAGTCGTGTCGTTGCTCGAGTCTGTAGACTGTGTCAGAGCTCCAGATCCCATTTGCGCAGTTGCAGCTGTGTTTTGGGTCGCCATATTCTGCAGACCTGTTGTGAGCATTGTGCGTAGGTCGTTGATGGATTTGGAGGAGAGTTGACCGGACGTCTGTTGTTTCAGATTGATCGACTGACTAATGTTAATATCACACTTATCACCCATGTTCGCCACGTCAAGGTTGGTCGACTGGAGGTTCATTACGTCAGCTGCTGTCTTTTGGCTATTCGACTTGATGAAGGTGGATGTTTGTGACGAAAGTTGACTGAAATTTGAAGTGAATGAATTGCGAGATACCGAGGAGCCACAGTCACCAGTGAAGAAACAGGCTGCCATATTAGTATAACCTAAGAATTTTTACACGCTATTGAATTTCCCTGCTGGGCACCAGGTGTTCCGCGATACATACAAAATGTCCCATCATCTGACAGGAGCATGAAACGAGTTGCCGTATCGTTATTGTTTTTGAACTGACCGGCCGAGAGTTGAGATTGTTGCGTAGCTGCCAGATTGAAAGAAGAACCATCGGTTGAAGATGAACTTGTCTGGAGTGTAATTTGTGGAAGCATGCACCACACCGGTCTTGTCCCCGACTTGGGGAAGATGCAGAGATTCCCCGCGTTTGAGTTGTTTGCATCAAATTTGAGGGTATAGGTTCCAGATGCCTGACCCCCTCCGGTTTTCCAGATGGGTATAGCGGATGCGTCCCCTGACGTGTCGGTTCCGTTATACATGGCAAGTCCACCGTCGTTTGTCACGACGATGTGTTTCTGAATAGTAGGATTTCCAATGAAATTTGTTGTGGACCCACTGTCAAGTGATGGTGATTCTCCGAGAAAGGGGTCGCCCTGTGGGGGGCTGTTTGAATTTGTAGAGTACCAACTGCTGAGCATTTCAGTATTTGATGTGTAAGATTGTGGAAACGTTGGGCACTTTTGGAGAATGAAACCCGACCAATCGCTTAGATTGGCTTTACCTTTGTGTCCTTTCCACGATAGAAGTCCATTGCTCATAGCCTGACAGTCCACATTGCTTGTAGTTTTCCCACCACCTGCAAAGAAGGCTTGTTGATCTTCAAGTGACATTTTGGGAAATTTAAACGAATTTTCTGACGCCTTTTTCTTTTTGTAAATGATCACCGCCACAGTAACAACAACGGCAACTGCAATTGCGAGCAGCAACCACATTTAAATTAAGGTAGAAATTTACTAAGCCGAATCGCAGCAAAACTTCTTTCCAGCCTGTGCCCCTGTTGTGACGTCGGTTGTGAAACTCCCACCGGACATCTTAGAGCAGTCAGCTGATGCCGGAATCTGCCTCTGAACACCAGTGGATTCATTTTTCATACAGGACTGCACACCGCTCGTCCGGCGTCTGAAAATAAGGAACAAGATTACCAAAACTAGTCCGAGGATGATCGAGTCAGCTAGCTTCATTTATATTCTCACTACAAAATAAACTATGGACAAGTTTCATGCAATTCTCCTGATGATCCTGGTAGTTATCGTCTATCTCTATTACACCAAAAAGACACAGCAGTCTGGGTACTCTTCTGTGGTCCCCAAGCCGGAGAATGGTCAGTGTCCAACTGGATACAACCCTCTTTACGAAACTTTATGCGCCAAGCCCTAGAAGACTCAACTTGTTCTGAAACTCTTCGTTCTCACCCTTCCCCGGAATCTCCTTGATACCAGCCTTGATCGCCTCAATCTCGAGGCGTGACAGTACAACCTTTCCGACGCGAAAGTCCATGAAGGCTTCAGCCGCTAGTGGTACAACCGGTTTAATCAGCTCAAACACCTGTACAGCCAAATCCCGAATCTCCTTCTGGGCGTGAGTGTCCATCCGGAGTTCCAGGAAGTGGAAAAGGTTATGAAGATTCATCTTCCAGAAAAACTCGGTGTACGTCGATACCGGGAGGTGAGACCGGGCGAGCTCACGCGAACACCCCTTGGCCAGAAGCTCGTCGTACGTGTGAAATGCTAGGTCACACGACGCCTTTTGCTTCAGGATCAAATTCGTGTCATTCTCCATCGGCTCCTCGCCACCCTGTTTGTTTGACGTGGATTGGACCCGGAGCTTGTCCGGCAGGAAGAACTCGTTGGGCAGGATGGAGTACCGTGCAGACACCTCGTTCACAGAGGCTGTTCGGTGTCGGACCCACTGTCGTGCCACAAAAATAGGGCATCGTACCCAGAACTTAAACTCCACCATTTCGAACGGGGTGTTGTGCCAGTGTCGCATGAGGTATCGAATGAGTCCTCGGGTGTCAGAGACGCTTCGAGTTCCACCGGCGTACGAAACTCGCGCAGCCTGAACAATATCTTCGTCTGAACCCATGTGATCAATAAGTTTAACATCGGACATATATACTTTAAGAAGTCGCCTCCTTCTTAACTCATCTTCGCTGCCAATGAACCACTAAATTGTAACCAA